TCTATGGCTGTTAAATCCGTTCTAAACACAGCATCTCTGTTACATTTGATAGGAAAAGAAAATACTGTAGTGTGGTCTGGTTTCATTACATCTGGTTCATTTGGTATACCTTGTGCTTTCATAAACTCTGTTAATGGGTCTTTGTTATCTCCTCTAACTGTACGAATATAATAAGGATTATGTCTTGCATGAATACCACTAGCACTGTCAACTAATTGACTAACTGTGCCTGAAGGTTTGACACATGTAATAGCTGTTGATTGTGGTATACCTAACTTTTCGGCCCACTCTTTGTTTGTTACAACAGCTTTGTTTCTCATACTTTGTAGTATCTCTGGTAGTCTTTCTCTTCTTCTATTGATAATAGAATTATCCATAATACCTGTAAGAGATACACCTAATAATCTTTCTTCTTCTGTGTTCTGTTGCCATCTCTTTCTTAGATACCCAAAGTCTGTAAGTGTAGCTTGTATTGTACCTAATATAGTAGCTACCTCTATCTTATCATGTAATATTTCTTCTGTATCTGTAGGTCTTACAACTACTTCTGTAAGATTACAAAATTGATTAGGTCTTAGTATAATTTCACTACAAGGATTAGTACCAAAATCCCATTCACTATTACGTCTACCATTTTCTTTAGCTTTAGCTTGAGCAGATTGTCTATTAAAGATACCACGTTCACCAGATTTACTTTCATATAATGCTAACCATTCTTTCATAAAGATACCTGCATCTGGTTTTTCTGTATATGCTACAGAGTTATTAGCTAATGCTCTTTCTGGATTAGTTTCCCACCATGCACCAGACTTAGCAACTCTTAATCTTTGATCTGATAAATTAGATAAAGATATAAGAGCTGATCTACGTACTCCTCCTACTACTACAACCTCACCTGTTTTACAAACTATATCATGTGCTTCCATAGCATTTAGTTTTCTACCTTTAGCACCTTTAAATTTTTCTATAGTAAAGTCAAACAGATTAACTAAAGGTTGAGGACCACTAGCTCTACCACCAAATGTTTTTAATCTTTCACCAGCAGGTCTTATTTTAGTTACATTTATTTTTGGTATTCTACAAGTATAAAGATAAGATATTAAATCTTTAAATGCTCTTGCCCATCCTTCTTTAGAGTCAGCTACAGATATAACATCTTCTGTTTTTTCAAACTCTTTATCTGGTATAGTAGGTAACTTATCTACATACTGTCTTTCAACAGAAAAACCTACACCTGTACCATTCATTAAGATATATAATATTTCATCAAAAGCTTTTGGTGTATCAATAGGAACATAAGAACAATTATATCCTGCTACATTTTCTCTTTCTAAAGCAGGACCTGCAGTCATTAATGCTCTCATAGAAGGCATAACATTTAATCCTATAATATTATCTTCTATTTTTCTCCATATTTCATCTTCTATTTTTACACCTAAGTTTTTATCTAAATGTATTTGAAAGAAATTAGTTAATCTTGTAACTGTTTCTATCCATGTTTCTCTTCTACCTTCATCTGGTAACCAACGTGCATATCGAGATGCATGTATAAATGTTTGATATTCTGTAGGTAAATAATTATTTTTCGCCATATTCTAACTCCAATATCATTTCTAAATAGTGTATTGCTTTATGTATATCTCTAGCTCCATCACCTTTTCTTCTATGTCTAGTAATATATTTTAAAGCATTGCCTTCACAAAAAGTTAAATTGTTTTCCATAATAAAATCAATAGGTTGTATTTTACAATCTTTATAATGATTACCACCTATTTGTTTATTACGAGAAGCTAACTTTTTTATATCAGTTTTTTTAAATCCATTCTTTTTAACTGTTTCTTTAATTGCTTCATCCATCATTCCCATATCAATCTCCTATAGTTTACTAATAAAATAGGCTACAAATACAATTAGTAGCCCACTAAATATTCCTAGTATAAATATAAATACTAAGAATTCTTGATAGTTCATATAGTTTATCATATCTATAATCATATGTCTATCCGTTTAATATTTTATTTATTCTTTTTCTTACATATTTAATTTGTTTATATTTAATAACTTTGTAAGCAAATGATCTTACATATCCTGGTTCTAATCCTGCATTTTCACATACTGTTTCAAAGTTAGTACAACATACTCCTACTGTAGCAAAGAACCATGCTTGAGCTTGATCTCTAGCTACGATACTTGTTTCAGATTCTCTTTTTTCTTTAGGCTTTGTCGCATCTAATAAAGCTTGTAGTATTACTGCAAGAAATAATAATTTCTCTGGAGTAGAACTACTCTCTGATTTCTGCAAGTATTCTGTAAAAATTATATTGTTTTTTTCTTTCATGTAACCATTCTTCTGGTATACCTTCTCTTAAAGAACTATATTTAAATTTATATTTATCACACCAAGTACCATTAGTCATCTTACCACCTTTGTATAACTTAGCTTTTGGATTATCAAATATAAATCTTATATCTAGTTCTGGTTTTTGTTTTCTTATAAATAAATGTTTCTTTCTATCTTCTAAAACAAATCTACCTTTTACTTCTAATATAATACCATTATCTAATAGAATAAAATCAGGAGTATAATATTTTATTTCTTTCCATTCATATTCTATTTTACCTTTTTCATAACTATGTTTTATATTTTTTTCTTTTAATATATTAAATATTTTTTCCTCAGATTTACTACGAAACATTCACTTCTTCCACATCAGGTAACCTTTTAACTTCCGTAAGAAACCTAATGCCTTTTGCATACTTGAAAGCTCTGAGCCCTTCTCCTTGGTTTGAATCGGACCAACATACCACTTTATGGTTGCAATATACACACCCAATAGGAAGCTTAAAGTTGCCACTTTGCCCATCAGGAATGTCTTCATAGCACTTAGGTGGTGCATTATCTTTTTGTAAAACTTTTTTAAGGTGTTTAATCCTATCTTCTGCATTTATCATCTCCATATCATGTAATTTTAATAGAGCTAAATTACCATTTTGTTTATCAATAGCAAAGAATGCAGCTTCTTTATCACCATTAGCTTCTGCATAAGCTGAGATCTGAGCTATATATCCAAATGGATCATCTTCTGTCAGTGTACCATAAGCAAACTTTTTAAAAGATGTAGCTGATGCACTCTTAACATCAACTAAAACTCCATCTATTCTACAGTCTTGATGCCCTGTAATATTACCTATAGTAACTTCTTTTTGTTCTTCAGATACAGAATGTCCAGCAAGTTTAGCAAATGCTAATAATAAAGATTCAAGTATATGTCCATATAAAAACTTTATTCTAGTAGGTGCACTAAATTGTTTTTCTTTATCTTTTTCTTTAGAATCATACCATAACTGTCTATCTGGTTTACCTATAGCAGATAATCTTAAATTATTTTTACCTATTGGTTCGTTGTATAAATATTCATAAACATGCTCTTGTACTTGACGACCTAATTCTTCTGTGATCTTCTTGGCTTCTTTCTTAGAGACACTAGACTTATTAGATAAATCAAATAAGCTATAAATATCTGCAACTAATGTATTAATATCTTTCATAAATAAAAAAGAGGGATAGTAAAATGAACAAAAACTACCCCTCTTACCTCTACAGGATTATGAGAATGCTACTGAACTAGCTTCATTAGCAGTATAGCCATCTTTAACTACTTCAAAAGAATCTGTATCGAATGAAGTATCTGCATAAGGTACAAGATTAGCTACCTGCACAGACTTTAAGTCTGCAGATGTACCTTTTCTTCCTTTAAACTCCCAATCATAGGTAGAATAAAGAACATTGACATCAGAACCATTACCAATTAATGTACTTGGCATGACTCTTTTTTGAGCATCTACAAGCTCTGGAGCTCTATTCATTTGACCATCTTTTCTTCTAACTTTTCTTTTAATAGTCACAAAGTCTCCTCTATCATCTCCTTTGTTTTTAATAGTAAGACCATCTGCTTTAATTTGTTCGATAGCCTTTTTATCTAAGTTACCTACATCTATAGTCCATACTCCATCTGCATCAAATGTTGTATTTGGATTTGTTACACTTGCCCAGTAGGCTTTACCACTTATTACTGCCATATTTAACTTTCCTTTCACTGTTGAAATATACTATGTATATTGTTATTAAAATTAAATTATTACACATTTTTTTATATTAGTCAAGATAATAATTCATAATATTAAAATATAAATATAAAAAATCATACTAATGTGTTTCTGCCCATGTAAGTCCTTGTTTCCATTCACTATCTAACTGACAATGTATATCTAATTCTTTTTCAGTTCGTGTCATTGCTTCTTTAGTTATTTGTCCAAACTTAGAAACATCTGTAGACTTAACTTCAAATTGGTATTCATCATGTATAGAAGCTACAAGCTTTGCATCTAT